GCAACGCCAAGAACCGCCGATTGAAGGGCGATGGGCGTCGCCTTGGCAAGCGACGTCAGGAACAGGCTAAACCGGAACTTGAACGCGGTATCACTTTCCGCGTCCAACCCATTGGAAAATGCCGTCGCGTTCGTTACCGTATCGACATACGGTATATTACTGGTGACCAGACCGAGCGCACCGGCAATAATGTTGCCTGCAACGCCTACCGCACTATTCTGCACCGTTGCTGTAATGCTAACGACGCCCGCCGGGATAATATAGGCATAGGCGGTTGCAAAATACGCCGCTTGCGTCGTGTCCGCCACCAGTTCAAAACTCTGTGTACCGTCGGTGGTCTTGATCATGGAGCCTACAGGAATAATCGCCTGCTGGCCCGTGCTATACCTGGCGAATGTCACTTGTCCCGATGCAGCGGTTCCGGCAATGCGCAGAAAGCCAAAATCAGCGCAGAACAAATCACAGTCACTTCCCGAACAAGTGGCCAATCGCGCCGCACTTAATACCTGTGTTGCCAACCATTGCAGCCACAAAAAGGTTCCCGCGCAGGCATTCACAAAGGCCAGCATCGCAGATCCCGGATTCATCGAAATTGTGAATCCGCCAATCGCAGCGGCTCCTTGAATCGCCGCGGTCATATTTGCGACGATTTGACTCTTCGTCTGAAGCGAAAGCTGCATATTAACCCCCCAGCGGAAGTGTCAAAACCTGGCTTTGTCCGGTTGTAGCGTCGGTATACGTTACGGTAACGGTGATTATTGTTCCGTTCTCAACTGCGGAAACGGTAGGGTTCGGTAATTGCGCAACCGTCTCCTCTTTAAATATCTGCGAGAGAATTGCATTCGTTATCGCGGGTAAACTGACAGGCCGTCCAACAAATTGTCCTAGCCCGGCGCCATACGTCAGGTTCCAAATGTCGGCGCCGGCTGCCGTCAGTAGCCGCTTAATAACATGCTGCTGTGTTTCATCTGCGACGTACAGAAAATCCCCACCGGCGCTCAGATCAATATCAGCGCCGTAAACATGCGAAATATCGCCCATTTTTATCCTTGCGGTTCGCCGGTTTGTGTTTCGGGGTTACCACCCGGAATATAGCGATGGGTATGCGGCGTGAACGCGATGTCGGCGGTCGTCGTTTCACGGGTCACATTGAGCGAACCGGTAATGTTTACAGTTGCGTCGCCTCCGTCCGGCGCCCCGACGTTAAGCGTCGGTGTCACCAGCGTGATAACGCCGTCGGCTTGTAAATAGACCTTCGCTCCATTCGCATTCTCTATCATAATTTCTCCCGGCTGCGCGCCGACCGGCGCCGGATCCACGTCGGAGAAATAAAATCCTGTGATGACCCAATTCTGTGCATTGCCAACCTCCGGCTGGATGAATGCCTGAGCGCCAATCATGGGTGGGATCAATATGCGCCAACCATTACCAAGAAACCCGGCCGCGCTCGACAAAACCGGGATCCATCCCGTTTCCGGAGCCGTTCCATCCGCCGGATCCCACGGCATGATCTGCACTTTTGCCATCGGTGGGATTGCTTGCCAGCCGGTCACAATGCCCGACCTGTTGGCGGCGGAAAGGGAAGCGACCGCAGCGATCTCCCGGCGTTGTGCGTCGGTGAAACTCATTGCAAATCCCATAATCGCTGCCCGGTGGCGTCATCGTACAACGCTAATGGTGATGAAGTCGTCGCCTCAATAAAGGTTGACGCACCGCGTTCGGTCGTCACCTCATAGGTGATGGTCAGCGGAAAATAGGTTGAGTCGTAATCCGTACCGGTACCGGACACCGGTATAAACGTTTGCGGACTCATCAATGCCAGCGATGGAATGATCACCCTTACATACCGTTCATGCCGGGAGATATCCAATGCGAGTTGCTGAGCCTTGGCTAAGCACTGGGCTTGGCTCAGGTTCGGCACCTCATATAAATAGACTGGTAATTTAACCCGCGTGACCGCGCCCTCATCAACGGTCTTGGTCCGCACCGTGGAAATAATCGCAGTCTTTTTACGGCTGCTCCAGGATTTTACCTTAACGACCACGTCTTGAGCGTATGTCATATGCCGCTCCAGCAATAACTCCGTGACCCCCGCAACGAGCAGTCCATTAAAATCTCGTGTAAGCTCAACGGGGTAAACCGGAGGGTTGCCGCTGGGTGGATTGAAATAAAGCGTTGTACCCGAAACGTAGGGAACAATCCCTTCCGCCTCGCCTAACCTGCAAAGCAAGTCCCACTCATTCGTCATTTGAGAGAAATCGCCGCTGCTCGTCTCATCGTGGTCAACGTCGTAAATGCGCCCGACGATCGTGGTGGTCGGTGTCACCATCGCCTGTAAACCATGCTCAGCCGCGAACTGCGTTGCGATCTCGCTCGCCGTCAGGTTTCTGAACGTGGTCACAATTCTCGTGTCGATCATACCGGCCGCGAGATCCCGGCCTACGATTGAAATTGTATTCTCAATGGCATCATAAATATGATTGTCAACGTTGCCGGTCATCATCGGAAAGAATGTGCTACCGTCAAGCGATAATTCGATCGTGACCAAAATCGTCTTGTTGGTCGTCGCGGCCCACCAAAAAGCCGGAAATTCATCTTCCGGAATAAAGCCCTTCTTCAAGCAGAACCCACCAATCTGGAACGCGCCGGCCTGCTTAACGCTTACTTTGCTTACCCCCTCCAGAACCGTGCCATTGACCGTCACAAGGAACCTTGGATAGTTCACCATGCTCTCACTCATCGCTGGCGACCCAATAAAGCCGCCGCCTCGGCGCGATTGTTGAGCCTTTTACAAGTCACAGTGTCGGAATCCCATCTGTCAGGTCTGTCTCAACATCGGGGATAACCAAGCTGACCGGCGGTCCGGAAATAACCGGATCGGTCAAATCATTCTGTACCATAATGCGATAAAACTCGGTCGCATCACCCAGATATTGCGCGGCCAGAATAAAACAATCCGTTCCCGTCACCATAACTGCGATCGTCATGCGCTTGCTCTCAGCAAATTCTGTTGGGCACGAACAACATAGCCTTGGGCGGCACTGAGATTGGCCGCATCGCCGCAAGCCGCCAACGCATTGTTGACACTGGCGGAAAATCCAAATGTATCCAACCCCGTACCCGCCGCCTGTGTCAGAGACGAAAGCGACGCTCCCAACGGCGCCAACGTGGCATCCGTCGCTACTGACGCTGTCTGCAACGAGGTCGCGGCGACGTTCACGGCGCTCACCGCCGCGGTATATGCGGCACTCCCCACCGTCGTAGCATTCGTCGCCGAAGCGGCTGCAGCGGCATTCGCAACGCTTGACCCGACGATACCTTGACTTACGGCACCAAGCGCTCCCGCCGGGTTGCCATCGATAAGGTCGGCCGTCACCTGCAACGTCATATTTACGGCAGTTGTGCCCGCAACCAGCGTGTTGTCGGCAATCACCGTGCACAATATCCTATACGGCATCGGCGCATGGCGAATTTGGCAAGAAAACTTGCAAACAATCACTTGGTAGGAAAACACATCCCAAGCCAATGTCACCGCTTGGCCCGAGCGCCGAATCTTGTCTAAAACCTGCGCCATCTCCGTCGCAAACTGACCGTCAAGATAACCGGCCCATCCAATATCATCATCATCCTGCGCCATAACGTCGATAATTCGCGCGCCACCCGGCAGTTTTTGCACGGACATCAACTGTCCACCGCCAATCGGAATGGCGGTCGGCAAGCTCATTCCGCTAAATTGCACCGGGCCAAGCGTCACCGTCCCATAGCCTGCGAACAACTGGCCGGCCGCAGAAATCGCCGATAGAATATCCGAATTCACCGTCACGGTAGATTCCTTTGTCCCGGCATCGCTGGGCTGCGCGTGCCGGTCCCTGCAGTTGGTACGGTGGGCATCAATGTCCCGTTTACCTGGTTCACCGCCACCATATAAATCGGGTCATTCTTATGCCCGGAAGGACCGCTCCGTTCCCCTCCGGAATTTCCTCTACTTGCCGGCATATTCAGGGCCTCGGGATCGACCTCATTAACGTTGCCTCTCGCCAGCCATTCGCCCGGCAAGCCCTTTGGACGGGGCGCCGCGGCATCGCTCAGCCCCCTCGTGGCAACCTCGGCGCTCTGTCGAGCCACGATGCCCTGTTTCGGCAAGAACCGCTCAGCATTGCGCATCATCTCCCACATTCCGGCGATGCCCGTTATACCCGCTGCGTCGGATGTTTCGTTAGTGGACAAAAAATTGCGCGAGTCTGGCTGCAATCTCAACGCCTCACCAATCTCGCCTTCTGGCTCATCAGGTAAATCGACCCCTGCCATGTGCCAGGTGTCTCCCTGCTGCGCGGGCGCCACCCCGTCAGTGCGCGCCGACCTCTCTCCGCTTAGCCGATCAAAGCGAGCATTGAGCCCGGCAATTGCAACGCCAAAATCCGCCTCATCTTCTGCCGTTGCCGCGTCGCCTCCTGCCGGACGATCCGGAAACAGGTCTCCAAAGGCCTGAATAATCCGATCATATGGTGCCTCGTCGAGCATATCCGCGCCTTGGCTCTCGCCATTATCTGATTCGGTGGCGTCGTCCCCGGCTACGCCCGCGGGCTCGAACACGCCACTCTCACGCGATCTGCCGCTGGCGTTGTTCGTTGCCGGCGCATCATAAAACGTCTCTCGGTCGCCCCGATGATCAAACGGCTCCATGGCATCTAGAATTGGATCAGATTCCGTGGCGCTTTCAAAGGTTTTGGGCAAATGCGGATAGGCATATTCAGTATCAGCCTGGCCCTTCGCCAATCCAGGAACGTCCGGAACAAAAAAGCGGCGCTGGCTGCTCCCAACTTCCGGAACCTCCCCATCCCTCCCGGAGAGCCGGGTGTCGCTCTCAAAGTCGGATTTTTGGATTGGCATGCCTATCGAAGCTGAAGCCTGCTCGCCCGAGGGCATATCAGCCAACAACCCACCGCGGTTTGGATGGAACAACGCCGCTATCGCGTCGCCAACTGGCGCACCCATTCCATCTCGTCCAATATCCGACGGCACCTCGCCCTCTGGCAATCCGCCCGTTCCCAAACCTCGCGGTATAACGGCCAACAGTTCCGATGCCGCATTCATGTCAGCATCATGTTCAGCAACACCGCCAGATATGTGCAGCGGGCCAATCTCCGGCATCCTATCCATCAGCGTATCAGCCGGCAGCAGATTCTCGAAATGGTTGGAATGATCGCTGTTGGCGTAGCCAAACGGTCCGGCCGCTTCATCATTCAGTTCGAAGCGAGCGCCGATATCATAACCGATCATATGAATCTCGCTCCTTCAATTCCGCCAGGAGGCCATTGCATCATGGCTTGACAGCAAATTCATCAATGTCCCCTCAACGCCTCAACAATGCTCGTAACCATGTCCCGGCGATGTTGCGCCTCAATTTCCCTGATCGCCAAAATTGTCGCCGAGCGCCAAACGTCAGACATGGACAGTGCCGCCTCCATGCTGGAAGCCGCTCCACGCATCGCCATAAGGACTGCGTCCTGAAATAACGCCCGGCTACTCAGTTTTTTGCCGCGGTCTCCAAAGACCTCGCTTCGGCATCCGCCGCGTCCCAACTCTCGTTCATCCGAACGTTCGCGGCCGCAAAGCCGGCATTTCCAAGCTGAGTCACAAGCGCAATAAGATCGGCCTGGGTTTCGGGAAAGGCGATCGCCTTCTCGTCGATTTTTCGTACCGAGGCCGCAATCGTGGCGGGACCCACCCAACCACGCACATCGTTAAACTCCCCGGCCAATTCATATATTTTAAGGCGCTCGAACGGAGATAGCTTTCTAAACTCGATCGTCACCGGATCCGTTTCCACATTCTTATAGGCGGCGCGGATTGCCGCCAGGTCATTCTCGTTCAGATCCTTCAACAGCGACTCGATATGCTTCTTATGCGTCGGAAACGGCCGGGGAATGCCATCGATACTGCGGATGGACGCGACAATAATCGCCATCGAACACCATCCGCGATTGCCGCTGAGCTCACGCGTTCCCTCCGCCAACTTCATGGATTCCGCCGGCGTTACGCCTTCTACCCCCAACACACGGCCATCGCGCAGCGTAATCTCGATCATACGGTTTGATACCCATCGCCAACAAAGGTGAGTTCCTGCATAACCGGCTTTCCTGGCGTTGCATCGCCAATTTTGGTAATCATCCATGAAACCGGGCTAAGGTGAACCGTCGTTTCGGTACCATTGAGTTCGCTTATCGTGTAGGTAAAGCTTCCTCCCGGGATCGGAACGCCGGCCTTCCAATTCTGGCTCATCTGCGCCGCAAGATTTTCGAGGTCCGAATTGGTTCGGGTAAACGTTATTTTGCCGGAAACGCCTTTAACCACCGTGCGAGAATTGGTGGTGCCGGTCAGATCCTGAAATGCCTGGATAGTATGATTTGGGGCAATCGATATCACGGTCTGCTGAGGCGCGGTGATCGGACCGTAAGGCCCTATAATCTGCGCACGAACATCCTCACCTATGGTATATGATGACATGAAAAATTCCTTGTGAAAAGAATATGGAAGCGTATCCCGTTACGGCGCAGAGAAGCCTACGCGAACAGAATTACGCGCTTACTGTTGCGGAATCGTGGCCGTCTGCGAGACCACTACGGACTGTCCACCCTGCACGTTAACAATGAATTTCTCGTTGATGGCCTGGTATTGAACCTGCACGTCGGCCTGCACATAACCTAGCGCCGTCCGGCCCAGCGGATTGTTGGAAGCATCGCACACGACCGCAAAAGGCAACCTTCCATCCGTGCTCCCGAGCAGCCCCTGAGAAAGCATTCCGCTCAGGAATGACAGAAGCGTGGCCTTGATGTTCTGAAACAGCGTCGAATTAACCAACTGCCCCACATATTGGCCCATGCCGGATGAAAGTGTTGCGGCAATATAGTTTGTCAACCGCGTATAATTATCCCCGTCGATCACTTCGTTGGAGGACGTATTATGTCCACCGCGAACACCCCAGTAAGCGCCCCCGGGTTGCGGATT